GCGTTGAGCGCGGCCTCTTTGTTGCGTCGTGCCTTCTCGGCGCGAAGCTCATGGCGGGGCGTTGTCTGCGGGTTCAGGCGGGTCATCGTGGCGGCTCCGTGGTGAGTTGCATCGTTTTCGTAGGATCACGTTCGCTCTGGTGCGGAGGCTTATCAACTACATAAGCACATGATTTTGAATGATAATCGGAGCGCGAAATGGAGGGGTTGAGCGAGCGCCAGTATGCCGCCCGCATCGGCCTCTCACGCGGGGCGGTCCAGAAGGCCAAGAGCACGGGACGGCTGGTGTTGCACAGCGATGGCAGCATCGACGCGGAGGCCAGCGATGCGCTGCGTGCGCAGGCGACCGATCCGTCGAAAACCCGCAAGGCAACGACGCCGAAGCTCAAACCTGTCCCGGAGGCGGCGGTCTCGGCCGTGGGCGAAACGCTGCGCGAACAAGGGATGTCCGCCCCGCCGGTGGGCGGCGGCACGACGTTCCTGCAGGCCAAGACGGCGAACGAAGTACTGAAAGCGCAGGAGCGCCGCCTGCGGCTGCAAAAACTGAAAGGCGAGTTGATCGACCGCGCCCGCGCGCTGTCTCTGGTATTTCGACTGGCGCGTCAGGAGCGCGATGTCTGGGTGAATTGGCCTGCGCGTGCGGCTGCGCTGATGGCGGCTGATCTGGGTGTGGAGCCCGCCGCGATGCAGAAGGTCCTGGAGAAACATGTCCGTGCCCAGCTCGACGATCTCGCAGAGATCAAAGCCGATCTCCGGTGATGCGCATGCCTCAAGTAGCGAAACGGTAGGCGAACAAATCGAAGACTTCGACGGCGCGGCAGAGATCCTGCGCGCCTGGAGTGAAGGTCTCACGCCCGACCCAGATCTGACGGTCTCGCAATGGGCGGACCGGCACCGGATGCTGTCCGGTCGCGCATCGGCCGAGCCGGGCCGGTATCGCACGGCGCGGACGCCTTATATGGGCGAGATCATGGACCGGCTGTCGCCCGGCGATCCCACACAGCGGATCGTGTTCATGAAGGCGGCGCAGGTCGGCGCAACCGAAGCCGGGAACAACTGGATCGGCTTTGCCATCCACCAGGCACCGGGACCGATGCTGGCGGTCCAGCCGACGGTGGAACTGGCAAAACGCAACTCGCGGCAGCGGATCGACCCGCTGATCGACGAGAGCCCGGAACTGCGCGAACGGGTCAAACCGGCGCGCTCGCGCGATGCGGGAAACACCATGCTGTCGAAGGAATTTGCGGGCGGCATCCTGATCATGACCGGGGCGAACTCGGCGGTGGGTCTCCGCTCCACACCCGCACGCTACATCTTTCTGGACGAGGTCGACGCTTATCCGGCCTCGGCCGACGAGGAAGGCGATCCGGTGACGCTGGCCGAGGCGCGGTCGCTGACATTCGCGCATCGGCGCAAGGTGTTCCTGGTCTCGACCCCGACAATCCGGGGGCTGAGCCGGATTGAGCGCGAATATGAGGCCAGTGATCAGCGCCGGTTTTTTGTGCCATGCCCGCACTGCGGTCAGGAACAATGGCTGAAGTTCGATCGGTTGCGCTGGCAGAAGGGCCGCCCGGAAACGGCTGAGTATCACTGCGAGGGCTGCGAGACGTCCATCGCCGAACATCACAAGACGGCCATGCTGGAGGCTGGCGAATGGCGGGCGACCGCCACGGCAGCGGATCCCAACACGGTCGGCTACCACCTCTCCGCGCTCTATTCACCCATCGGCTGGCTCAGCTGGGAGCGGATCGTGCGGGCCTGGGATGCGGCTCAAGGGTCCGACGAAGCGATCAAGGCATTCCGAAACACGATCCTCGGCGAGACATGGGTTGAGACCGGCGAAGCGCCGGATTGGCAGCGGCTCTACGACCGGCATGAGCGCTGGAAGTCCGGCACGGTGCCTGCGGGCGGGCTGTTCCTGACCGCTGGGGCCGACGTCCAGAAGGACCGGATCGAGGTCGACGTATGGGCCTGGGGTCGTGGCCTCGAGAGTTGGCTGCTCGATCACATCGTGATCGAGGGTGGACCGGATCGGCATGAGGCCTGGGGCGATCTGACGGAATTGCTTGGTCGGACCTGGCCGCATGAACGCGGCGCGCATTTGAAGATCGCGCGGCTTGCCATCGATACCGGCTATGAGGCCCCGGCGGTCTACGGCTGGTCGCGGGCGCAAGGTTTTGCGCAGGTCGCACCAGTCAAGGGCGTCGAAGGCTTCAACCGGGCCAGCCCGGTGTCTGGCCCGACCTATGTGGACGCGACCGAGGGCGGCAAGCGGCTGCGCCGGGGCGCGCGGCTCTGGACGGTCGCGGTGTCGACCTTCAAGGCAGAGACCTACCGCTTCCTGCGGCTGGAACGGCCAACGGACGAGGAACGCGCTGACGGCGCAGTGTTTTCACCCGGCACTGTCCACCTGCCGCATTGGGTCGAGAACGAATGGCTGAAGCAGTTCGTCGCCGAACAGCTGGTCACCGTGCGCACGAAGCGGGGCTTCGCCCGGCTGGAATGGCAGAAGCTGCGCGAGCGCAACGAGGCGCTGGACTGCCGGGTTTATGCTCGCGCCGCCGCCTGGATCGTGGGCGCGGATCGCTGGACGGACGAGAAATGGCGCGACCTCGAGGATCAACTCGGCGTCGCCGACGCCTCTGCGGATTCCGCAGGGCAGATAAACAGGCAAGCGCAGACCGCGCAGGGGAAACGTCAATCCGACTGGCTCGGACGGCGTGGAGGGTGGTTTTGAACATGGCGGACTGGACCGAAACCGAGCTCTCGGCGCTGCGCCGCGCCTATGCCAGCGGCACGACCCGGGTCAGCTACGACGGTAAATCCGTTGATTATGGATCAGCCGAGGATCTGCTGGCGCGTATTCGCACCATCGAGCGGGCCATCGCAGGCACGACACGGCCACTGCCGGTTGCTGGTCTCGCGGGCTTCTCGCGCGGTGATCGGTGATGTCCGCGAACTGGTTTGACCACGCCATAGCCTCGGTTGCGCCACGCACGGCGGCACGGCGAGTACTCGCTCGACAGGCGTTCGAAACCCTGACGCGGGGCTATGATGGCGCGGCGAAGGGGCGGCGTACCGAAGGATGGCGCGCACCGGGCACATCGGCCGACACCGAGATCGGCATCGCCGGGGCGCTGCTGCGCGACCGGATGCGCGATCTCGTGCGCAACAACCCGCATGCGGCCAAGGCCGTGGCGGTGCTGGTCAACAACATCATCGGCGCAGGCATCATGCCGCGCGCCGCCAGCGGAGACGACAAGCTCGACCGCAAGGTCGATGCTCTCTTCGAGCGGTGGACGGCGGAGTGCGACGCCGACGGCCAACTCGACTTCTACGGGCTGCAGACCCTGATCTGCCGCGAGATGGTCGAGGCGGGCGAGGTGCTGGTGCGCCGCCGCCTACGCCGCGCGGCGGACGGCCTGCCGGTGCCGCTGCAATTGCAGGTGCTGGAGGCCGACTTTCTTGACGCCACCAAGTCCGGCGCCATCGGCGCCGGGCGGCTGGTCCAGGGGATCGAGTTCGACCCGGTTGGGAAGCGCCGGGCGTACTGGCTGCATGCCGAACATCCTGGCGACGCCTATGGCGCCTTGCAGAACGGGTTGCAGAGCCGCCCCGTCCCGGCGAGCGAGATGGTCCATGTCTACGAGAAGCAGCGCACGCAGGCGCGGGGCGTTCCCTGGGGCGCGCCGGTGATCCGGTCCCTGCGTGACCTCGACGACTATGAAGTAGCCGAACTGGTCCGCAAGAAGACCGAGGCCTGCGTCACGGCAATCGTGTTCGGCGATGACGAGGCCCAACAGGGCATCGCGCCCTCCGTGGTGGACGCGGATGGCAACCGGGTGGAGCAGTTCGAGCCGGGTCTGATCGCCTATGCGCGCGGCGGCAAGGATATCCGCTTCAACCAGCCCTCCGCCACCGGCGGCTACGGCGAATACAAGCGGGCGAGCCTGCACACGATCTCGGCCGGGTTCCGGGTGCCCTACGAGTTGCTCACCGGGGACCTGTCCCAAGTGAACTATTCCTCGATCCGGGCGGGGCTCGTGGAGTTCCGCCGCCAGATCGACGCCGTGCAGTGGCAGCTCTTCATCCCGATGTTCTGCGCGCCGGTCTGGCGCTGGTTCACGGAGGCCGCGTGGGCAGCGGGCCATATCCCGTCGCCGACCGTACCGGTCGAATGGTCGCCGCCGAAGTTCGAGGCGGTCGATCCGCAGAAGGATGCGATGGCGAACCTGCTGTCGATCCGCTCCGGCACCATGACGCTGGCCGAGGTGATCGCCAGGCAGGGCCGCAATCCGGACGCGGTGCTGGCTGAAATCGCAGCCACAAACGCCAAGCTCGACGCGCTCGGGTTGGTGCTCGACAGCGACCCGCGCCGCGTCACCAAGACCGGCAGCGCGCAGACCAGCGACCCGGCGAACGATCCGGACGCTGACACCACCGCCGACGCGGAAACCGATCCGGCGCAGGCCGACGAACAGGACTGACCTTCATGGATACGATGATCGAACTGCCGGCCATGCGCCGGTCGGCGGAGCTTGCGCCGAACTCGGCCGATATCGACGCCCGCACCGTCGAGGTGATCTGGTCAGCGGGGGCGCGGGTTCGCCGCTCGACCCTGTTTGGCGAGTCCTATGACGAAGAACTCAGCCTCGATCCGACCCATGTGCGGTTGGATCGGCTGAACGCGGGCGCACCGTTTCTGAAGGTGCATGAGGTCGACACGCTGGATGCCGTGATCGGCTCTGTCGTACCGGGGTCTGCCCGGATCGAAAACGGCCGTGGCATCGCTCAGGTCAGGATCAGTGAGCGCGCCGATGTCGAACCGATCTGGCGCGACATTCAGGCCGGGCACATCCGCGCGGTCTCCATCGGCTACCAGGTCCATCGCTTTGAAGTGTCCAAACCTGAAGCGGCCCGAGAACTCTGGCGGGCGGTCGACTGGACGCCCTTCGAGGTGTCCGCCGTGCCCGTTGGCGCCGACCCCGCCGCAGGCTTCCGCGCCCAATCCTCCCTTCACGACTGCGTCCTTCATCGCCGGGACGTCCCACCCACCCAAACAGGAGCCATCCCGATGACGGACAAATCCAACACCCCGGCGAGCGACGCCGAAACCCAAGCCACCCAGCCGACCGAGCCGGTCAAAACCGAGGACACAACGATGACCGAACCAAATACGGCTGCGTCCGATCCGAAGGGTGCCGCAGTTGAAACCCGGGCCCAGCCCAAGCCTCAGAAGCCCGACGCCTCTGCGGCACCCGACACCGAAGCCGTCGCGACCCGCGCCCGCGAAACCGAACGTGACCGCGTGTCCACAATCTATGATCTGGCCGGGCGGCTGAACCTCGAGCGCAGTTTTGCCGAGGATCTGGTAAAACGCGGCACGGACATCGGCGAAGCCCGGCGTCTGATCCTCGATCAGGTGGCCTCAAAGTCCGAGGAAACCCGCACCTTCAGTCAGGTGTCGATCCCTCTTGGCGGACGCGATGAGCAGGTCACCCGCCGCGATGCCGTCGCGAATGCGCTGCTCCACCGCTACAGCCCGACGCTCTTCCAACTGGAGGATGCCGCACGCCAGTATCGTTGCATGACTCTGATGGAACTGGCCCGCGAAAGCCTCGGCAATGCCGGGGTCAATACGCGCGGCCTCTCGCGCGACGAGGTGGCGACGCGCGCGCTGCATTCGACATCCGACTTCCCCGAGATCCTCTCCGCCGTCACCAACAAGACCCTCCGGCAAGCCTACGAGGCCTATCCCCGCACCTTCATGCTGTTCTGCCGCCAGGTGCTGGCCACCGACTTCAAGGCGATGCACCGGGTCCAGCTCGGCGAAGCGCCGCAGCTTCTGGAGGTCGGCGAGAGCGGCGAATTCAAGCGCGGCACGCTGGGCGAGAGCAAGGAGAGCTACAAGGTCAAGACTTATGGCCGGGTAGTCGCGATCACCCGCCAGACGCTGATCAACGACGATCTCGACGCCTTCACCCGGATCCCGGCGATGTACGGCAACTCCATCGCGCAGCTGGAGTCGGACGTGGTCTGGGGCATCATCACCGCCAACCCGGCCATGGCCGACGGCAACGCCTTGTTCCACACCAGCCACAAGAACCTCGCGGGCACCGGCGCGGCACTGGCGGTCGATGCCGTGGGTGCGGCCCGCGCGGCGATGGCCAAGCAGACGGGTCTCGACAAGAAAACGGTGCTGAACGTACGGCCCGCCTTCCTGATTGTGCCCGCCTCTCTGGAACTGAAGGCCGAGCAACTGGTCGCGCAGAACCTCGTACCTGCCGCAACCTCGAGCGTGGTGCCGCAGTCGATCCGGACGCTAGCGCCGATCAGCGAGCCCCGGCTCGATGCCGCCAGCGAGACCGCCTGGTATCTGGCCGCGAGCCCGAACCAGATCGACACCATCGAGTACGCCTATCTGGAAGGCCAACAGGGTGCCTACATCGAGACCCGCAACGGCTTCGACGTCGACGGCGTCGAGATCAAATGCCGCCTCGACTTCGGCGCCAAGGCCATCGACTGGCGCGGTCTCTTCAAGAACCCGGGCGCATAAGCCCGGCCATCCCAGACACCTCACCTCTGACGGGCGGTCCAATCGGCCCGCCCGTTCCCCTTTTGCAAAGGATCCCGCAATGAAAAATTATGTCCAGCCCGGCAACACGATCACCTTGACCGCGCCCTACGCCGTGACATCCGGCGACGGCCTGCTTGTCGGCTCCATCTTCGGCGTGGCCGCCGTGGATGCCGCCAATGCCGAGACGGTTGAGGCCGCACTTGTCGGCGTCTTCGACCTGAAGAAGGTTGCATCCCAGGCCTGGTCCGCCGGTGACAAGGTCTATTGGGACAACACCAACAAGGAGGCCACCAAGACCGCCACGGCGAATACGCTGATCGGCGTGGCGACCGAAGCCGTCGCAGGCGGCGCGGGCGACCTGATCGGCCGGGTGCGCCTGAACGCGTCGTTCTGATGACGGCGTTTGCCGCCATTCTGGATGCGCTGTTCGCGGATCCCAATATCGGGCGCGAGGCAGTCTATACGTCCGATGGCGGCGCGCCCGTGCTGGTGCGCATCGTCTCGCGGCAGGCGGATGCCATCACCGACTTCGGCGACGCGCGGCTCTGGTCGGAAACGACCCGGATCGATCTGCGCGTCGCAGAGGTTCCGACCCCGCGTCCGGGCGATCGTCTGGAAATGGACGGCGACGCCTTCCTCATTCAGGGCGAGCCTGTTCGCGACCGCGAGCGGCTGGTCTGGACCGTTGATCTGAGGCCCGCGTGAAACTGAAGCTCGACATCGATCCGGACATTGTGGCCATGATGGCAGCCGAGGTCGTGGCCGGGGAGCGCGCAGTGACAGCCGCCATGCGCGAGGCTGGAAACGGGCTGAAGTCTGCATGGCGCACGCAGATTACTGGCGCGGGGCTCGGACGGCGGCTCGCCAACTCGATCCGCAACCAGAACTTCCCGCGCTCGGGTGAAAGCCTCGATGCCGCCGCGCTGGTCTGGTCCAAGGCACCAGTCATCGTCGGCGCGCATGACACGGGTCCGCTGATCCGCTCGAAGGACGGCTTCTGGCTGGCAATCCCGCTGCCCGCCGCAGGTCGAGGTTTGCGTGGTCGCCGGATTACGCCCGGCGAATGGGAGCGGCGACGTGGGCTGCGCCTGCGTTTCGTCTATCGCCGGATGGGCCCGAGCCTGTTGGTGGCAGAGGGGCGGCTGAATACGAAAGGTCAGGCCGTGGTCTCTCGCTCAAAGACCGGGCGCGGAAAGGTCACCGCGCCGATCTTTCTGCTGGTGCCGCAGGTCAAACTACCGAAGCGCTTGGACCTCGACCGGGACGCCGGGCGGGCGCTCGACAGCGTGCCGGGGTTGATCGTGGCGAACTGGGTGGAGGGGAGGCTCTGATGTCGGGTTTGCGCGCTGCCGGACGTTCAGCGCGTCAGCACTGCGCCACCGGAAATCAGCGACATGAAGGAGGATCGCACCGCCAATCCGAGCGAACAGAAAATCGGCGTGTAAGCCGGACTTCAAATGGGACCCTCACTCTTGGAGCGTGGCGTCAGCTAGAGTCCGTAGTGTCCTTTCCAGCCGTGCCGCGGCCTGACGGTCACTCGAGCTAGCAGACTATTGACACCGTTCGCGTGCTGACCAGCCTGCTGCACCAATGGCTTCTGTGGAACGCGCGCATACACTTTGTCGAAACATTGAGCATAGAAATCCTTGGCAGCTTGCGGCCAAGCATCACGATAGCCACGATCCATCTCAAGAAACTTCTTGATGCAGTATATGGCAAGATCGGTGAGCTGAATCATCGGATGCTTCTCCGAGTCAATGGGGTAACTAAACTCCACCAGCCATTTTATTCGCCGCGTCTTAGCAACCTCAAAGCGCCTGTATCGGGTTATCCTCGCGATCTGGTCATCAAACATCTCCTTTTCATCCAAAATGATGATGCCTCGCGCTGTATGACCGAGTCGTTCCTTTACATGATGGTTGATCAAAGTCGCCATGTAGTCGAACCCAAGAAGGTAGGGTATTCGGGCATCGAAAATGGTGTGTTCGGCTCCCGTTGCTTCTGCGGCTATCAAATTCTTATCCAAAGCAACGAAATGCACTTGATGCGAACGGGTGCGAATTAGATCGAGCATATCGAACGCAAGTTGATTTCTTCTCCCTCGATCATGCCCAGCGAACGGGCCCTCGCCGTTAGGGCTTAGTAATTCGTGCGCATGGAGCTCAAAAGCCAATGGGATGGGATCGGGCGCGAAGTAATTCCGAATGATGGCCTCAATGGCCTCAGTCGTTGCAACCCATCCCTGGTCTTTAACGGAGACGCCCCCAAGCACAAAAACAGGTTCTTGAACCGGATTCAAATCTGCACCGTTGCAGCCTGTTTCATCGAGATAGAAGAAGTGCATTTGTTTTGTCCCTCAGTTCGAGAGCAACGGTAGATCATCAATGGCCGGTTCGGAAAGCTCAGACTGTAGGGTGGTACCAACGACGGCCGACAAACATGCGCTCCATCCAGACTCTCTGTACCCGCAACATAGAATGAATCCATGCCCACCCCCCGCGAAACCATTCTCACCGCGCTGCACGCACGGCTTTCGGCGCTGCCCGCCACCGGCCTGCGCGGTGAGGTGCTGCCCGAACGCGTGCCCGCAGACGGCTTACTGATCCTACGCGATGGCGAACCGGGCGAGCCCGAGGTCACGCTGTCGCCCCTGCGCTACCACTACCAGCACCGCGCCGAGATCGAGGCGGTGGTCCAAGGCGCGGCGCGTGACGTCGAATTCGACACGCTGACCGCCAGTATCGGCGCGGCGCTTGCGGCTGATCGAACGCTGGGCGGGCTCTGCGACTGGGTCGAGGCCGAAGCACCACGCCCAGTCGATCTGCCGGTCGAGGGTGCGGCGAGCCTGAAGGCCGCCGTGATCCCGGTGGTGCTGCACTATTCAACGGTCGATCCGCTCGGCTGATCCCCAAAGTTCAAGGAGAACTCCATGGCACGAGCCCAAGGGGCGCGGGCGCAAATGGCGCTTGCGTTCGAAACAACCTATGGGACGCCGCCCGTGGGCGGCTTCACGAAGATGCCCTTCGCCAGCACCTCGCTCGGCGCGGAGCAGCCACTCTTGAACAGCGAATTGCTGGGCTACGGCCGCGATCCTCTGGCACCGATCAAGGATGCAGTGACGGCCGATGGCGACGTCGTGGTGCCGCTCGATGCGGAATCTTTCGGGTTCTGGCTGAAGGCAGCCTTTGGTGACCCAACCACGACCGGCACCGGCCCCTGGACGCATGAGTTTCAGTCGGGGCCCTGGACTCTGCCCAGCATGTCCATCGAGACCGGCATGCCGGAGGTGCCGCGCTATGCGATGTATTCCGGCTGCGTGCTCGACCAGATCACCTGGCAGATGCAGCGCTCGG